TTTCCACATCATCTACAATTGAAACTTTTACACAATCTTTAATAAATTTAACTGATTCTAAGTCTAACTGATATTTAAGAATTGTCATATTTGCACCAGACCGAGATTTTACTATCTGTCCATTATCTTTATAACTATTTTTTATATAAATAAATGGAACACTATCTTCATAAAATATGTTGTATCCAACAACAGAATGTTCTGCTTGCTCAATGTCAGTTCGGTTTCTGCTGGCTTTAAATGTAATGTCTAAAGTACGCGGTGGCTTTTCTAATATATCCCAATTGTCTGGGTTTTCTGGAGTGCCTATTTCAGCAGACGCTAACGTTATAATAGAATCTTTTCCATTTTTTAGTAAGTAATCTATAATATCTTGGGGTTCTCTAAAAATAATACTATGAATCATAAGTTTTTTTGTTTGGTTATGTAAAATTTTAGAACAATTTGTTAAAATTGCATAAATTTCTTGTATATCATTTTCGGAAATGCCTTCAATAAAATCAGATAATTCATCAACTGAAAATATGTCTGACGCTGGATGTTCTTTGTCATTATTTTGTGAGAATGATGCATGTGACATAGATTTATCAACAATTGGCGTTGCATGACCAGTTGAAATACTATAATTTCCATAAAAGTTATCAAAAAATAATTGAAAATTTCCATTATTTACTTCATTCATAAAAAGAACCAATACAGAATAAGGAACAACATCGGAATCTTCACGTTTTTCAAAAAAACCATTATCCTTATTTTTTAAATGAATACATCGAAACATGTAAAACTTAAATAATTTTGTTCCAATATTTAGGTTTAACATATCGCCATTTAACTTTAATATATCTACAATAATAGTTAAAAAGTGTCTAGAAATAGTGCATCCAACACAAAAGTTGGTAAACCCTTGACTTACATCTTCTGATATTGGCGTGTATTGTACTATATTATTTGGTTGTTTTAGGTGAGAAAAATATATTGATTGTGCAATAGGTTTTGCATTTAACTTTATTTTTAGGTTTGTTAATGCTTGTTTTAATTCTGTTTTTCCATCTTTTCCTTCTTTTACTTTTATTATTTTATTATTTATTTTGTATATTAGATTGTCTGTGCTTGAATATTTATTAGGTTTAGGTTTAAGTTTAAGTTTTTGCGACATATTATTATAATATTATAACATGACAAATTAATTAAATTGGACCCTAAATAATTTATTACAATTATTTTTTAACACGTCTTTTCTTATTAGATACCTTTCTACGTCTTTTACCAGACATTTTTTTACGCATTGTTCTGGGTTTTCTTCGACCGCCTACTTTTACTTCAATACCATTAATGTCAGTTAAATTATTATTTGAATTAGTGTTTTTCTTATTTGAATAAGTATTATCAATAACAATATTATCATTATCATCAATCTTGTTTTTGTTTTTATAATATGTCCGGTTGTCTGTCATATAATCACCATTAAATTCCATGCGCGCAACACTACTAATTTCACCGGTTGGGATCAATAGGGCCTTTTTTATTTTTCCGATTAAGTTAAGTCTATCATTTTTCCATTCATAATAATTAACTGAATCTGTATAATTTGTCTCAATTCCATTTTCTAAATATTGTTTGTCCCACGTATAAGCTGGTGATATTTCTACTTCTTCATATTTTAAGTTGTCTATTACATTTTTCAAGTTTTCTAATTGGAGAATTGCATTAGGATCTATTATTTTATACGCTGTAAGTCGTTCAAATAATTTTGAATATTCCTTATTAAACTCTTCAATTGTTTTTTTTGAATAAGGGTTTGAATATATCTTTGTTTGTAGGTTGGTTAACGTTTCGATATCTTTAATATGCTGAGCACTTTTTGCAGCATCATCATTTACACTTGCTGCAAAATCTATACTGGTTTGTTTTATTATTTCCATTATATATTATAACATGACAAATTAATTAAATTGGACCACAATTTCGACTTCCTCTTTCTTAATGCTTTTGGTTGCCGAAATAGACAATTCTTCTCGTTTCTTTCTTGTTTTGGAATGGTCTGTTAGTTCCTTTCTCTTGGATGTGCTGTTTCTAGAATTCATATCGTCTTCAATTTCATCATAGTGTTCATCTATGTATTCAATGATGTGATTTTCTAAAGCCCATTTAAAAAAGTTTAATTGACCAATCGTTGTTTCAATGAACGTATCATTTTTATAAGGAATGCTAATTCGGTCCCACCTACAAAAGGGGTCAAATCGGCGCTTGCTATAAGCCTTCAGTTTTAGCTTATAATCAACATACACTTTAAACCTTTTCTCTCCACCTAAATCATCTACAAAAGAATACAGTGTGTAAAACTTTTTGGCATAATTGGTTGCAAACCAGTCAACAATCCGTAATGAAATTCGAGACTCGCCCGTAATAATACGCATCATTTTTTCTAAATTATTATTGACGTTATAAAAAGCCATTAAATTGTGCAATACTAATCCATTTTGTGTAGAATATGACATGTAATAAAGTATCAGTTTCAAATCGTTTAAGTAGTTTATAATAAATTTATTTTATTTGCGTAATATATTGAATGTCATCCACATCCGGTAGGTCATCCACATCCGGTAGGTCATCCACATCCGGTAGGTCATCCACATCCGGTAGGTCATCCACATCGCCTATATACGTGGTTGTTCATTTTCCAAACAATGCTAACATCCAACCAATTCGCATTGGGCCAATTTTAAAAAGTAATTCAATATACAGTGTAAACAGTAACATTGTAGACGAATTAAATTCGGCATTAGGTTCAGACCATGAATATCATTTGATATACAAGAATGCAAATATGTATGAGAACATTTATATGGCAAAAACATTTAACGATTTAGATGAAGAGTTAGGAGGTCCCTCTTCCAATGAATATCATTTTTATGCAGCGATTGACCTAACAAAATATATAAATCCTTTTACTAGAAAAAATAAACCTAAATCTGCTACTAGAAACAGACGTTCTACAAGTAGAAGAAGTTCCAGAGGAACTACCTTAACTGGGAATATAAGAAGAAGAACTGGTAGTAATAGACGTGTTGGAGGTCGTCGCCCTTAAAAACTGTTCTTGCACATTGATATCATCCACATAATTATTACCTAACAAAAATGGGTTTTGATTAATTTTATTAAACATTTCTCGACTCGCAATTTGCATATAAACCTCTTCTCTTTTTGTATTGTTAGTATCTCTAGAGTGTAAAGGTTCAAATTGGTCTATTAATCTATTGCTGAAGAAAGAAGGTTTTACAATGTCTTCCTTTACTGTCTGCTTTACATGGTCTTTTACATCATTTTGTATGTCTTGCTTTACATGATTATTTGGTTCTATTATTCGTTTACTTCTTTCATATACCGACCCATCCGACCATGTTTGTGTTATTTTCATATACTAAATAAATACAAAAGTGTCGACTAATTCAAACCCAACAGTTATTCTATATTCGAGTTAAAACCATTTGTTTAGACATGGCAAATGTATTAGAAGACCTTCTTTTTCTTTGTAAATTACATTTCAAACATGAAATAACTACATTATCAAATGCATGACCCTTATCATTGTCAATGCGGTCAAGCGACCATTGATTCCCGTCTCTTACATTTTTGTATAAAATAAGAGTAAAACACTTACAATAGAAACATGTTAGATTAGATTGAACTAACAAATCAATTGTTTGTTGAGCAGTAATAAAAGTTTGTGTATCTACTCTATTTTTGATTGAATCTTGATTTCGATAGCCATTTAGTTTCGTTGATATATCTTTGGATAGACGTATGTCTTTACTAACTAACAAATTTAGTTGACTTGGTTGGTCCATCAACATATCTTCTGTCCAGCCTACTCTAACTTTGGGTTCACTTGGTTGAAGACCCGATACTTTTTTCATTTGATATTTAGTGTTTGTTCCATTAAATATTATTTTTTTAGGTCCATCTTCAATATGAGTATCCATTTATATATGTTTATAAAACCAATTAAACTTAGTAGTATATTTAATATAAATGGAAGCAACAATTTCAACTGAACTAACAAATGACAAGAAGGAAGTCAAATCGGTAAAACACAAACCAATGATTATGAATGGAATTGTGTTAAATGATTCTATCACAACCAACAATGTAGACAATTTGGATGCATTTTTAGAAAAAGAGAAAAATGCAAACATGGGAGACCCATGGAGTAAATTAGATAAAACGGCTAAAATCAAGAAAATCACTATTTTTTCTGAAAAATATGCCGAGGAGCAAAATATGACTTTGTTAGAGAAAGAATCCATGGTTGCCTTTTTAAAGGATTGTTTAGACCGAAAGAGACTGAGTCGTGTCAAAGACGTTATTTATGACAAGTTATCCGGAGACATTAAAGAAATTCCATCATTGCATTTTAATAAAGCCTCTAACCATTTTACATTAAAAAATATAGATAAACAAAGAACGAGTACCTTAAAGAGTTTGCCTCCTAAAAAGGTGCGGAGCACGGTTAAGAATCTGACAACAACTGAGGAAGAAGAGGAAGATGATGAAGCCTAACCTAACAAACAGAACAAATTAATTTATGCAGCGTATAAAAGGTATCATAACTAAAAAGAGAAATAAAGGTGGTCAACTCGTTTTCTATATAATTAGTTTGAATTAATTCAATAACTTTTTCATTGTCTTTCAAAATAGGATACAATAATTCAATTCGATTTGTTAGTTCATTGAAATCAATGGCTCCTACATTATCTATTTGAAATACGGTTAGCAATTCATGTCGATACAATTCTTGGCACATAAATTGCAAATCATCTGGGTCTACTTCTGGGTCATTCGCATATTTATCTTCCGTTTCTTTATATAACACTTTGCCCTTTTTATTGTAGATAAAAGGTTGTTCCGTCATGATTTGTTAGTTTTGTTAGTTAGATATTATTAAATCATTATTTTCAATAATATCATATTGTTTATTGTTTGTCTCTGGACATATCTCTTGTGGTCAAACCACCTCGGATTTCATTATTAGGTAACATCTGTCCGTGACTATCAATGCTGTGCTTGACAGAAGACAAAAGAGGAGTCGATGTATATGGATTGTAACTGATCTCTGTCAAATTAGTGACTGTTCGTTTGTTAGTGCTTAATTCGCCTTGCTTTATTTGAGCTTCCAATACGGGACACACTGAACCTTTTCCTAAAAAAGGAACTGTTGCATAAGGTCTCTGAAAAAGGTCTGTTCTGGCTTTGGCAATGGTTTGTTCACTTCCGATAAGCAATTGAGAACTCTCGTCAATGTTGCACCCTCCAGCACCACCATATCCACCCTTGTAAAAAACGGATGGCTGGCTTGTAGCCAAAGTGCGAGTGGCCTTCATACTGCAATCATTTGCCAAGTAATTCTGCAATAAGTAATTACACGACTCTGTGTTTTGGATGGATGTTTGGTCTAAATAAGCTGAATCATTGCCAGCTCGGGACACATTTTCAAATGTAAAGGGAGAAACGTATGCCATTATTATATATAAAATATATAAAAATAATATTAGAGGTTTGCTAAACATTTTGTCATTCCTCGTTGAATTACATTTGAACATATCTTAAATTGTCTTGAACACATGCAAAGGCATCCCCGGTCTTGCAAGAAGGCATATCTCCATAAAGATATTTGGCAAATGCGGTTTGGTCATTAGTAACTCGGCTGTTGGGAGTAGAATAAAAGGCTCGCATTGAATTGTCGAAATTAATGTTTTCAACAATGTCTTCACCATACAATTGTTTGGTTGTATTGTCTATTCCGGGATTCAACATTTGAACCGCCTTTTTGGTCGCTTCATCAATGTCGGCTGAAACGGATTCATTAAATGATGGCGGTGCGGGATTCTTATCCGGATCATCTGTAATGTCTGTTAGCAATACATTCGACATGGGATTATATTTGGTTGGTTTTGTGTAATTCATTTTTATAGTTGGGTCTACAAATGATGTCGGATTGTCAAATCCCTCCTTTGTATATGGAACAACTTGATTTTGTCTAACAATGTAAATGCATACAATGCTGGCAAGAGTGACTAATCCAATAATCAAAAATTTAACTTCCCCCGTAATAGCAAATCCAATTAATGTTAGTAACATGACAAGACGACTAATGGCATTCATCTTTTTTTCAAATGTCATGGATGGATTAAACCATATTTGAGTGACTTCATTCTTATTAAATAAAACAGTTGGTTCATTTATCCAAAAACTCATAATATATAATAACATTTTACATTATTTTTTTGATTTCTTTTTCTTCTTCTTTGCTTCGCTTGATATTCCTACATTATCTAAAGAAGGGTCTAGTATAAATTCTTGTTCTTTCTGCTGTTGCTGAGGTTGTTTCATTTGTTGCGGTTGTTGTTGCTGAGTTTGTTGCTGTTGTTGTTCTTGTTTCTTCCTCATTCGCTCCCTCATCTGAGCCATCTTTAGATTTTGTTGAAGCCGACTTGTAGTTGCGCCGTGATTCATTTTCTGTCCTCCGCCACCCATTCCCATAGCGGAAAATATATTTTGCATATTCTCCATACCCGGCATATTCTTCATATTATTCAATAGTTCCATTCCTTCTGCTAGAATCTCGCTTTCTTTAATCTCGCCCGATTTAATTTTTCCGTCCAATTTATCTCCTACATTTTTAACTACATTCATCAAATTGCTCGGATTTTTAAATATCTTTTGAAATGCATCCGTCGTATCTTTCGTATTCTCAAGGTCAATGTCTAATTCCTTCACCGTATCTTGCGCAAATTCCATTGCCAACTTTCCTAATTTACCCTTCATTAACTGTTTTACATGTTCATCTAAATCGGGTCTATTTGATCCTTCTGTTTCTCCAGAAGGTGTATTGGGTTGATTTTCAAACATAGTTTTCATTTGTTCAAATGTTTCTGTTAGTTTGTCCTTAAATTCGGCTTCATTTATTCCAGAAAACATATTTTTATCTTTATCTTCTCCTTGGCCCGTATGTTCATGCAGTTCACCCACAATGGAAAATAAAATAAGTTGCAAATATTTCCAAATTGTTTCTCGAGTTGAGTCACTGATGTCGCATTTCCATATATACTTGAACACAATACCCGGCAAAAATTCGGTGTTTAATGACTCATCCGCAAATATTTCCATATTTTTATTCAAAATGCTGAAGAAATGGTCTTTAAATGCCTTCACACAGTGTTTGAATACATAATCAGAATCATTGGTAGCTCCTTCCTCAAGACTCCACCATTTGGAAATAATGTTTTTATACTCTGGGAAAGTAATTAAGATATCTTTCACAAAGTCAGAAATAATTTTTGTAAATTCAGCCGACATTATATTCGATTTTAATGGCGTGGGTTTAAGTATAAATTACTCAAATAATATAAATAATATAATACATTAATTTGCATTTTATTATTTGATTAGTTTATTTATGTTGTTGTTGTTGAACATACATCATAGACAATTTAGATAAATTCTTAATGTATTTCATGGTTTTGACTTGGTCTTGTGGGTTCATTCTTCCAATTGGTTCACGAATTCGATTAATAATCGCCATGATATTTTCTGCATTGGCAGTGTAAATTAAATCCTCTTTATAATCCTTTCCAATGAAAAAGGAAAGGTCGTCTTTTTCAATCTGCTCAGCATACACGGAGGCAATATATGTTGCCCAAATTCGAATTATCAATGCGGGATTTACCTTTTTAAATGCTAAAATAGAATTTTTCCCAGTCAAAATATCCACATTATCTGGAAAAATGGTTTGAATGTCTTCAAAAAAATCAACTAAATGAGAATTAAATCCAGATACAATCGACATATTCTTAATTAATACATTTTATTTAAGCCTCTTACTTACTTTACTTTTTAACATTATATTTTATGTTAGATACTTCATTTGCTCTTTGTTGTTGAAGTTGGTCAATTGTTAAATCTTCGGGAAGTTTGCTGGCCTTGTAATCATATTCATCGACTGGGGTTGTTATGCTAAATGAATCGCCATACCCAATGTAATTATGCATTTGCCTTAATCCACCCGTTCCCGTGGCAGATAAAGAGCCAGAATCCATATCTAAAAAGCTATAACTATCAGATGCAATGCCAAATCCACTGCTAGACCCAGAAAAGGAAAATGCGTTGGGTTCAATATTATTGTTAGTTGCTTTCTTTACAGCTAATTGCTGTTTAGGTCTTAAATAATCATGAATGGATTCTCCATAAAGAACACTGTAGTTTTCTAACAAAAGAAGAGCGGGCACTTTGTTAATGCTTTCGGGCATAATTATTTTTTGCCCATTTTCTAAAACAATGTATATTTTACCCGCATCTTGAACTCGTTTATCAATGCATATAAAATGCATTTCAGACTTTATTTCCATGGTAGATATTTTTTGTAATAATTTCTTTGAATGATCGCAAAAATTGCTATAATATAATACGGAACTCATTTTAAATTAGTCAAAGTTTTTTTCATCCCATTTTTAACTAATGTATAAAATCCAAATAAAATTGAAAACAATTTAAACTAAATTATCAACATTAATATATAATCATGTCTTCTATTTTAATTAATGCAATCAATGAGAATAATGGCGAATTGTCTTTTACCCTTTCGGGTGTAGACACTAGCATTGCCAATGCAATTCGAAGAACTATCATGTCTGATATCCAAACTATTGTGTTTAGAACATTTGGCGAAGAAAACAATGTTGTATTCACAGCCAACACGGGTAGACTAAACAATGAAATACTCAGTCAACGATTAGGATGCATTCCCATTCACGTATTACCAAGCGATGATGAATATACGGCGAATGACGGACTTAAGGATTTGTTAGTAGTAGTCAATGAAGAAAATACAACCGATGTAGTGCAAACCATTACAACCAAAGATTTCAAGATTAAGCGAATCTCAACAGATGAATTTCTATCTGAAGAAAAATGTCGGGACTTTTTCAAACCATTTATTGCTCCAAATGGAAAAGAATACTTTATTGAATTCTGCCGTCTAAGACCACGAATTTCGGATGAAATTCTCGGCGAAAAGTTGGCATTCACTTGTTCATTCTCATATGGCATGGCATCCGAAAACAATATGTATAACATTGTTGGCACATGTGGATATGGTTGCACAGTAGATGATGTAAGAGCAGAAGAAGTACTTCAACGTCAAAAACAAGAATGGCAAAAGTTGGGATTAGTAGTGGAACGAGAAGCTACCAATTGGGAATTGCTTGAAAAGAAACGAATTATTGTTCCTAACAGTTTTGACTTTATTATCGGCACATTAGGTCCTATTCCAAATGGACTTATTATGGTGGTTGCATGCGGTCGATTAAAGCGTCGATTTGAAGAAATGATTCAAACCATTGATAATGATTCAATGAAATCCGAGATGATTAATGACTTGTCGATTGATTATACTTTGGAAAACAATGACTACACGGTTGGGTGTGTATTAAATCATTTATTGTTTACTAATTATTTTACAAAAGAAAAAACGCTCCAATATTGCGGGTTTAAAAAGATACATCCACACGATACACACAGCATTATTCGCATGATGTTTAAAGATAAAGACAATGTGTCGTCTGCAAGTAGTAGCAGAGAAAGTCTTAAACAAAAGGACAAAGAAGAATTAATCCCGGAACCAAAAGAGTCAAATGCAAATTACTCTCCCGAATATAGCACAACAGAAGCAGCAAATTACTCTCCAGAATATAGCACAACAGAAGCAGCAAATTACTCTCCAGAATATAGCACAACCGAACCAGCTAACAAACCAGTTCCTTTTAGCACAGTTAAAAAGGCAAATGACAATTATTCACCCCCTTACAGCACAACCGAACCGGGAAATCAAATGAGAGGAGGAAACCCAGTTATGTATCAAAGAATGGGATTTGGATATATTAAACAGTGTTGTCTAGAAGCCATTCAAGTATTTGACACCATTTTAAAAACATTTGACAAATAAACACAGTATTACGCTTCGCTTATATAGACTTATTATTTAATAATACATTTGAAACCATCGTATCAATGCAATCCATAAACACCGCCAATCCATCTAACAAACGTTGTTTCAATGCACTATTTTTTACTTCTGTAATTTCTTTAATGAATCCAAACAAAACGTTTTTTCTACTTGGAGTCCATACCTCATTCAAGTGTTGATATATATTTTCTTTTATTTTATAGAGCGGTGTATCAGTATTCACAATCCCCGTAGAGACTTCATTGTTTATATGTGACTGAATAATATTAATTAAATGTTCAATATTATAAATAATTGCCGTATTGGCATATGTTTGTTTTAAATTTGATAATGCTTGAAGTGCTTCATTGAAGATGGGTAAATAAATGGCACGTGTCTCTGAATCACTTGATTTCAAATAATAAACACATGCATATAAGATGGGACATACCAAAATGTTAATGTCGTTTTTACTGTCGCCATTATATCTTCGCCAAATACCTTGCACATATGTGCTATATTGAATGTCAACCTTATTGTTTCCAACAGATATTTTTGTTCCAAGGGGTTTGGAATTATACAAATACAATTTAATAATAACGGATAATGGGTCTAAAATGTCATTTTTACTGGCAGATGAAGTTATGTTATTCACCGATTCCATTGGATTTGATTGTTATGATATTTTTATATTATAACAATTGTAATACTTTAAGTAATGCTTTAATGACGACGTTTTGTTTTCTTTTTTTTACGAGGTTTGCCAGCACCAGCTCCATAATACAAACCTATAACAGTAACTCCAATTGCAGCAACCCATTTAAACAAAGATTTAAAATTATCTTCGTGGTCAATAGGGACTTGTGCTATTTCTTCTACTTCTACATTACGGCACTCATGATTATTTAAATTGTTATTTGTATCAATTTTAGTTTGAATAGATTCGTGCAAATTTTTCAGAAATGGAGATGATTCTACAAACTGTGTATGGTATTCATTATAAACATCATTTCGATACTCAATTACGGCTTTAATTAATTTAATAATTTTCATATAATTTTTATTACATTTTGTTGTTTGATAATCAGCACTACTATCTAATTGTTTCACAGACAATATGTCATCACTTACATTAAAGAAAGTTTTTTCTAACATTTCATTTAAAAAATTTAAAAATAAAGCGGCTATTTTTACTTTGTCTGTTTCAATAGTTGTTGTACAACAATATTTACCATCATCTTGCCTTACCAAATATGGATATTGATCATTGCATCCAACATATTTTGTCACATTATCACTCTTCAATAAATTTTGCATATAATCTAAATATTCACCAATTGGCATATCTTTTTTTCCAAACTGTACATTAATTGTTCCCGCATTACATTGTTTTTGGGTTGTAACTGAGGGTGCAAATCTAATTTTGTTTATTTTTAGGGTACTACTACGCCGAGCCCTTGGATGTTTTTTATCTTTCATTTATATTACCACCACATTTTTTTAAAAATCCTCATTATTAAAACACAATTGTTTATTTATAAATGACTCTGTATCTGTAAACCCGCCAATAAATTGACCATGATTAAACACCATAGGAAATGTTCGATATTCTTTTTTTATCAACTCTTTAATAAACAAGAGAAATCCCTCTTTATCTTCTAACAAATAATCGTCTGTTTGAATCTCTAAAAAAAAGATTTGATTGTCTGTTAATAATTGTTTTACTTTTGTGCAAAACAAACAGTTGCTTTTGCTGTAAATGGTAAATCCAGTTTGGGAAGGAGTTTCAAATGACATAAACTAACATAAATGCAATCTTTTAAATAAACTTTTTTTAAAAGTTTATACAAAAAGGAGTTATCTTAGAAGGTAGCATTTGGCACCAAAGATTGTATTAAAAGTCCGGTGCATCTACAAACACCTCTGGACTAGAAGATATTTTGGATGGTTCAATAAAAGGCATCAATTGGTCTAACATAAAATCTCCCAATACAACGCTAACATAAACAACTAAAGCATCTCGAACTAACAATTTCATTGGTTTTGGTTCTTTGTCAATAAATTTCATTTCTGCTAATTTGGCTAAAACAAACATAACGGAAATAATCCCCGCAAATAAAAATACATTATGGTTCATTATAATGTATTTTTAATTTTGAAAGTAGGATGTGAACGCATTAGGGGAACGAAGTTCCCCTCAAACCCCTCCTAACAAAACATACTCTACCTTTGTGAAGGGTTTATCATTCGCTGATTAAAATAGACTCCCGCTAGGAGGGGTCATAGGGGAACTACGTTCCCCTAAAAGGGCAATTCTTCAATGTCCAACACTAAATCCGGAATAGAAGAAGAAGCTGCTGCTGGAGCATTCAAGTCTACACAATCCATGATACTAACAGATTGGTCCGATATTTTAATTCGGTCTTCATTCTCTTCTTCTTCCGCCTCCAATTTACGTTGCAGATACCTTGCATCACTAATTTCCTCTAAACGTTCAATTGTTTTTGGTGCACTAATTATCTCTTCCTTATTGTCTGAAGAAATAGCCATATCATTGTCATTGAATTTTAAGCTAGGAATGTAGTCTCCAACAGAAGGCAATGAAATTGGTTCTTCCACTACTGGAGCAATTGCTTCTTCCTTTTTCACTTCAACGACCTCTTTGACTTCTGATTTTACTTCTGCTTGTTGGGCTTGTTGCACAGATGCTGCTGGTGCAACCGGAATAATTTCCTCTTCCACTGTTTCTTCCATGTACGCTTTCAAAATACTTTCTACGGGTATGGTATCTCGAATTGTGTTTAAAATACACTCTTGAACAATAATTTCCATTTCTCGCTGATTTTTTTGCATTTGCAGTGCGGGAATGCCAATCTCAAATAAATACACATTCTTGTATAATTTGCGGGCTGAGTTAATGTATATTTTGTGGATAAAATCGTCCAATTTGGGAATGCTAATATCTATCTTCTTTTGTTTCTGACCAACCCGCATAGCAGTAAGGATTTTAAGTTGAATAATATGAACACATGTGACGAGTTCTTCTAAATAAGTGCATTTGCTTTTTTCCACAATTCGTTTTCGCTCTTGTTCTACAATAGTGGCATTCCATTTTGGTATTCGTGCAATGAAATTCTGGAATGTCATCAAATATTTATCCATTTCCCCGTTATCTTTACACAATTTGCAAGATTCTTCAAAAATAGAACGAAATCCCTCAATGACAAGAGGACATAGAATAGTTAAAAGGCGAACACCCCACTCATTTTTTGATTCATGTAAACTCGTCGTATTGAAATCGTCCATTTACATAAATGAAATATTTTCTAAACTAACATTTGAACTTAAATACGCAAAATTCAATATAAACCACATTATTAATTTCTCATTCCTAAACTCTTTTCGAACTCGGCTAAAATGAAAAAGCAATTCATATCGTTTTTCGGGAGTTAGGGTAGATGCTACATTCGTATCTTCTAGAGCTTCAATTAAGTCAATTCCACTATAAGACTTTTCATACAGTTTAATAATAAATTGAATAAGTTTGGGTTGAGTTGGACTATCCATCATTTTGGCCAATTCTTTTTTTAACCATATTTCTCTCTGTTGTTTTACGCTCTGCATGGCAAACACAGTGTTTAAATTGTGGCGATATAAATTGCCCGTTTCACTCGGTTCCGGAATATATATTTCACAAAATCGCGACAAAATTGGTTTTAGCAATTTGTATTTATCTTCTACAATAATGAAAAATCGAGTTGTATGACTAAAGAGTTCAATGCATCGACGTAATGCAGATTGAGCATCGATTGTTAGTTTATCTGCGTTTAACAACACGATACTTTTAAACATATCTCCCCCATTTGAATTAATATTTGTTTTGGCAAAAAATTTGAGTTCGTCTCGAATAAATTTAATACCCTTGCCGTGTGCACAATTCACTGACATGACAAAATCTTTTATCTTGTCTTTGTTTCCGTTATAAATAAGATTCAAAAAATTGTGAACAATTGTTTTTTTGCCAGAACCAGAAG